CAAGTGATAGATCAGTAAATAAAATCCGATCAAAAGTATGACTCTTGGAATAACTAATAGTTTGAGTTGTAGTCATCCCTCCTGTTGTCACTGATCTTGTACCAGATCCAGATCGAACAATGGTTATTCCAGTATAAATCGGAGATGCCTCAGCTCCGATTGTGGTAAACGCATTTCTAAATTCAAGAAAGCCGCGCATTCCAAACGTGCGGCTCAAATATCCTTCGTAGTCTCCATGCGGAATGAATATTGTTGGAGTCCTCATGTTGCCCACCACATGTTCGTTGATCCGAATGACTCAACGCCGAGATTGCCGCCGGAGAAAATGTTTGTGATTCCCGTGATGACGCCACCAGCAAAAGCGACTGTGCCGATCAAGAAGCATGAAGTGAATCCAGTTGTCGTGATTGCTGACGTTGCGGGAGGTGTCGATGAGCCTGTTTTCTCGATTGTGACGACGTAGGTGTCTGGTGATCCAAATGTTCCGACGCATTTGATCCAGATATAAGAATTTGCGCTGATGGTAAGCAGTGGCTTTGGATCATTATTGATCGCGACTCCAGAGATTGTTGGGTAGTAAGTGTAATTGACCACCCCGACCGTGATGTAGATTTGCGTGTTTGTCGCCTTTGTAATTTGTAGCGGCAAAACCTTGGCTGCATTGTTGACTCGGCCAGTAATTGTCACTTGCCTATCGCGTAGCGCGGCGATTGATTTGCGAACCTCGCGTGAGAATCTGCCAATCCACCGAGGATCGTCGGTGATTGTCGGAATTGGGATCTGGACCTGTCCGTAGTTTGCTTGCATTATTCGTAGAGAAATTCGTTCCAGCCACCGTCCTCAGACATCGTCCATTCAACTGTCGTCTGATATATCGCTCCGTCCTCTGTGCCTTTTTGCTCTTGGCTTGCGCTCGTCAGCATCCAGTTGCGGGTGCCATCGGCTTCTGGCTTATTTCCTCTGGGATTTGATACCTTACCAAGGGACGAAATTTCTGCTGATATCATTGGCGAACTACCCTCGGATGTTTCGGTCCAAGTGATTGTTGGGAAGACGTAAGTTGTGATCCCGCCTGCAATTATTTTTGCAAATGTGACTGAGTCTCCAACAGCTAGTGCAATTGCATATTTTGTCGATGATCCATCTTCTTTTCTTGGGTAAAATAAAAAATAGGTTCCAAGATTAAATGCGTCTTCTGCGTAGATGATGTTCCCTGCAATCAATTCTTTAAGCGCTGTTTGCTGGCTTTCATCAAGTGCCTTGAATTTTGGATGCTCTGTGAGTGATTTTTCTGAAAGTCGACCCTCAAGTCGATAGGTTGGCTCATTCTGGGTTACATTTGGAAATGTTGAGTCATACTGATTGCCAGAAGGAGCGAGAAACTGGATCTTGATTGTTGCAAATCCGCCCTCATCGATTGATATGTCGTGACTTGCCACCCGAAGATTGCCAGCCCATGTCGGAATGTTGTCGTCGATAGTTGTGGCAAATGCGCCAGGATAGACTTTGGCCAAGATCGAATTGACTTGTTCCTTTGCAATAATGTATTCACCAGATCCCTCGATCTGATTTTTGTCGTTAATGCTGATCGTCAGCCCAGGCTGACGATAGAGTTCAGTGGTGGAAATTCCGAATGTCGTTGCCATATCTTACTTTGCTGGGAATGGTGTTTGTTGAGTATTGGTGACAATCTTTTCTAAGAGTGGAACCACTTTGTTTCCGAAAGCATCAGAGAAAATAGATGTTTCACCGGGTCTTGCTGGGCGGAATTGATCGCCTCCAGCAGCAGTCATAGTGATTGTGCTTGCACGAAGGTTCTGAACGCCATCCTTAAAGCTATCGACCGCGCTTTTGAATGAGTAGTATGCGCCCGTATCAGCAATTGATTGAGCACGCGCACCAAGATTTGATTGGCCGATAATCTTATCGAGTCCAGTTGCTCCTCGGATTGAATTTTCCATGGAATCCAACATCCTGACGAATGCAGATGTGGGCTGCATGATTACCTGCTCAAGCGTCGCGTTGAAAATGTTACCGATCAGTTCTGCGATCAATTTTCCAATTGCCATCAAATTTGTTGAGTCTCCGGCGATAGCTTGTGAAATTGATCCTCCGATCATTTTTCCCATGTCTGCCGCCTTTGCAGACATCGCAGGAAATTGAGCTTCAAGCGCAGCAGGAAGTTGATTGAATCCTTCTGAGAATGGTTTTGCGAAGCTCTCAATGACTTGTCCAAGTGACACCTTGATCTTTTCAGATGTCTTGGCAACTGCTTCCGATTGGCCGCCGACTTGGCGATTGATTGCTCCGATGATTTCGGCGAATGCTTTTCCCTTGTCTCCTGTTCGAACGAATTCGCCGCCGATGCGTTCAATGTCTGCACGAGCAAGCGCGCCAGTCCTCTTGAGTGCTGTCAGTCCTTTTTCCGGGTCATCGAGTGCCTTACCGAGCTGCACTGCATAGTTTGTAGCATCGCCACCGAAAAGCACTGACATGTCTAGCGCGGCCTTGGTGGTTTGGTCGAATAGCCCGCCAGTGATGTTTGCCGTTTTTCCAACGTCCTTAAATGACATGACGATCGCTTGAGTTGATGCAATCAGATCATCATCGACTCCGATTTTACGAGCAGTTGCATCAGCGACATTCATCAATCGGTTTGCGACGATATCAGATTGGTTGCCAAATAAACCCATCGTTTGCAAGACGTTCTTGAGTTTGGCGTCGCTTGCGCGTCCTTGATCGCCGATTGAGATGAGCTTGTAGCCTGCATAGGCAACTGCGCCGGCTGCCGCGGTGAATGCTGCACCGATTGCAGCGCCTGCCTTTGTTATCGCGCCGAGTGGCGTTGAGATACTTCTGATAGTACCTTTAACGCCTGCCATCGTCTTGTCGAATTGCGAGGCATCACCTTTGATTTTGACTGTCAGTCCGGCCATACTTATTCAATGATGTCAACGGCGCTCATGATCTTCGCGATTCGATCAGCAAGTGATTCGATATCAGTCTCGACCTCATAACGCTTACGGAATACTCGAACGCCACGACGATGCAGTAGAGCATGGATCAGTTGACTGGTTTGATCGATCGGTATGCTTGCGATTGTCTCGATGCTCCAACCATACTCTGATGCCAGCATGTCAACCATGCATGACCAGTCGCCGGCTGGATCTCCATTTACTTTCCCGGCTGCGTAGCCACCTCAACGGCAGATAGATTGCGACGTTCGATGACTCGGTTGATGTAGTCCATGACCAGGACAAAGTCGCCCTCGGAGATGGCAAGGATCTCAGCTTCAAAGTGAGCCGATGCGTCTGGCGATTGCAGGATCTTCGCGGCCTCGAATGGTGGACGCCCAGCAGCGATGAGATAGGCGCCAATGGCGTAGTGGTCTGGCGCCTCACCGCTAATGCGCTTAAGTGCGGTCGATACGGATGCCGAGATCCGCTCTGAGAATGGTTTGAGATCCACCATCTCGCCGCCGATCTCAATTGATGGTGGCGTGTCGGTCCACGCGTCTTCTGTGTTGATGTTGTTTGTCATTTTCGGAAAAGGATGCGCTCGATCTGATCGAGCTGTCTCTTGGGTATGTGCTTGCCGATCATGGCCACTCTGCCGCGATGCTCGACCCGAGCGAACTGAATGTCCTTCATGGCAACTGTCATCGCTTCATGACCCAACAGAGCGCCTTTGAGATAGGCAATGGATGAGTCTGGCAGACGCTCGTAGAGTTTCTCGTCGTCGTAGAGCAGCGCGTCAGTTGCCGCTGCTTCTGGAAAGCACCATGTCGTCACCTTTTCATTGCGCAACCAACCGATGATCGGGTGTCCGAGCGCCTGCATGACCGCAGCCTTTCGCGTGTTTGTGATTCGGCAGGCTGCACCGAAGTGCAGTGGAAATCCGCGGTTTTGTTTGATCGCCAGGACAAGGTGATCGAATAGCGCGAATGCGCTTTTGCAGAGAGTCAGTGGGTGACTCGGGTTTACCGAAATCCACTTTGGATCGCTCCAGTATTTTGCAATCAGCTTTGGACTATTACCGCACGGCGATGATTGCTCAAAATGCCAAGTCACTCGGATGCCATCGATCCCATCGCCGACAGCAGTCGAGTAGGGATTACTCGCGTGCAGCGGAACATCGAACGCGTAAATTGTGGCGGCCAAGCGTGGGTTATCCACCTCGGCAGAGCTTCCGTCAATTGACGTGAAGCCGAATCTTGGAATGATCATATTTGAAGAGTTTCATCAGGCGGTGATGAGCGGGTGATTCATCGCGGTGATGTCCAGCTTCTGGAAATCCTCGCTTGTGTGGCTGCGAGTCACCGAGTCGACGATCGTGATGGTGCCGACAGTTCCCTTGAGATAATCAGTGGGAGCAGTGATTAAAGTGATTGTGGCTGCCAATGTTCCCGCGAATGCGCTGGAATCTGGAACGAATCCAGACAATGAAACCTCGATGCGCTCGTCATAGAATGTCTTGCCGATTGTATCGCCGGTTACATTGCGAACCACTTTGGATTCTTGGCTATAAGCGTAGGTGGCAGTATCTGCCAAGATGCCAGTTTCAGCAGCAGTGATGCCAAAAACCCCCTTTGATCCAGTCGCGCCAAATTGTGTAGCCATACGCTTGTGCTGAGATGTCAAATTCGCATGACGAGACACTCCGCAGTGTATTGCGTCTCCATGATCGAGTCATCCCAGCTTGTCGTTGCGCCTTGGAAATCCCAGAATTGAATCAAGATGCCTTCAGTGCATGATTCCTTGATCACGCTCGGGTCATTGAGTAGAGTCTCGATCTGATCTTGCCATGATCCAACGTCGGAATCTCCTTCATCACCAGCATGGCAGCGCAGCGTGATGTTGACTCCAACCTTGAGAACGCCAGGCAGAGCAACTGCATAACGATCAGATGATGTAGCTCCGACGCTCAAGCATGGTAGTTCGATCTCAGCGCGTTGAGTTTCGGTGACGATTGAAATCTGATCCGATGGTGATACATCGGTGAGATAGGCAACGAGATTATTTTTGAGTCGTTCGGTTGTCATTTTACCTTGTTGAGTGCTGATTGCATGCGCTTGATGTTCTTTCGATATGCGGTTGTGAGCGCCTTGTTGATATCTGAATCCGACATGGCACTGACGATGAATGTGATTTGATTGGTTAGGTATATGACGATACCGGATGCCGTTTGATCAATTTTTGATGATCCACGTTTTACATGCCGACGAATCCACTTTGGGATTCCAGAGATCTTCTTACCATCAAGACTCTCGCCTGCATTGATCCAAGCGCCTTTGCTGATTCCCGCGTTGATTGACTTCTGCTTTGCCAATTCAAATCGATCAGCAAGCTCGATTGGTGACCTTCTAAATTGCCCTCCAGTTGTGAGTGCGCGAGATACTTGTCCTCTTGAGTTTCTGCGAGCTTGGTGCGCTTGCGATGCGTTTTGAGATCCGCCGGAAATGTTCGCGTTCTTAATTGCTCGATGAACCTGAGCTTGAATTGACGCTTCAAATTTCTTCCCAACCTTTGCCGATACTCCGAATGGTTGAACGCGAATTGCAAGTTCCTTAGATGATAGTTTGCCAAGATCAATCATGGCATCGCGTTCAGTCTTGCCAATCTTACGCTCGTATTCAGCGATCTGACGCTTAAACAAAGCAGCGGACTTGGGTGTAATCGTTGCCGAGATCATGTTGATTCGTTTGGATCTGCCAGTGTGAACGAGATCGCCACTTTGCCAGTTGAGACTTCCGCGATGCGATATGAGACGCCATCGATCGTGCAGCGTTTCTGAAGGAGCGATTTTGGATTGATCACATCAGCAGGCTGTGCGACAGCCACGCCTTGAACGTCAGACTCAAGACCGCCGAGAGCGCCCTTGTATGATTTGCGCTCGTCATTCATCACAACTTGGAATGTCTGACCTGAGCAAATCATGGTCGAAGTCCCAAATGCGGAATCAATTTCATCATTCCCAGATAGCAGGAAATCATCGACGATGCTCATGCACCTAGTATGATGTCAACATTCCGGTGCCGCGGTAGTGCTGGCATCGTGCGTGTACCGATGCAAGATCCTGGGAATATGGATCTCGGATGATACTCTTATCCTTGCCTGATTACACCAGACAAGATCCTCGCCGTAGTTTGATTCGCCAAACATGCATCCATCGACCAGATCGCGACGCCACGCGCAGACATGCCATGCTCCACGCTCGGTAATTCCGCCTGGGTTGAAAATTCTGTCATGATTTTTCAACCGAAAATGAACTGTTGAGATCAGTCCGTTGTAGATTGCTTTTTGCTGGAACGTGATGACATCAGGCCTTTGCTCGATCGCCTTTAGAAGCTGTGGAATGTATTCCGGCGTCACATCATCGTCATCATCGAGGAATGCGATGTATTGGCCGCGAGCAATATCGACAAGCGCTTGCCGTTTTGCACCGATTGAACGCTTCCGATTGTCGCAGAAGATCAGATGTTCAACGTCTGGATGGTCGAATTTCTCGGTGAGCTTTTCGGCCTGCGCCAGCCGACTCGGAATTGATGGGGTAAGAATTGAGAGTTTCATTTGCTGATATTTTTAATCCAGACGCGACCGATTTGATTGATCGTGCATCCATCTTCTGCTGCGTATTCATCGACGGCTTTTTTAACGTCATCAAATGGGTAATCATGGCCGCTGAAAATGCCGTTTGGTTTCACTTTTGATTTCCACGCGGCAATGTCTTTGGCTACCGAGTCATAGTCGTGCGCTGCATCAATGAAGACCACATCGCATGATTCGTCTGGGAAGATTGATGCTGATTCTGCGCTATCTCCCTCGATGATTTCGATCATGTGATCGACGTGCGCCTCGGTGATGTTGCGCTTAAATTCATCAAGGACTGATCCGCCGTGCGACTCGACGATTGCAATGTGTGCCGACTGGTTGAGTTCGCCTCTGAATGTGTCGATGCAGGTGACCTTGACCGTCTTGCCGAGGTTTTGAATTTCTTGGCAGAAATGAATGATGCTTTGACCCATCCATGATCCGATTTCGACGAATGTTCCGCCATCTGGAATCGCCTTTGCGACCGCCGAGTAGAACGCCTTGTAATCGCACCAGCCAGTGACATCTGATGAGATCTTCACACCTGCGCTGAGGCGATTAAAAATTGATCTTCCGCGCTTATGGTTCTCGTAGGAATTGGATCTTGCATAGGTATTATCCATTTCACCTATGCCGAATGCTGGATGGCGATGCTCAAAAATGATTGACTCGCTTGCATCGATCACTACGTCATCGTGATATGCAGAATCGGTGAACCAGTTATCCGAATACATGCTGAAAAATTCTGGATGGAATAGGTATCCTTGATCCTCGTATCGCTTGCGAGTCAGAATTGCCATGCACATGAGATTGTCTTTTCGGTGACCATCGCTGACCGCGAGAACTGAGGGTTTTGATAGATCGCCAAGCGCATCCAGAATCGCTTTGTCCCATCCGGGGAATGCCTCGAAATCATCCGACATTTGCACCAGCACCTTTCCTTTGGAAAATTTTGCTGCAAGATTCCATGCTGCGACAGGTCCAGCGGATTCGCCGACGATCACGCTCTTGGCCATGCAGAGCATTGCCGATTCCTCATCATCGGCATCGACCGCAAAAATATGCTCAATGGAATCTGGATCGCTTGCCATGCGTAGCCAGTCCATGCGCTGACGCCATGCGAGTGCCGGTCTTCCGCGAGTGGCATGCAAGAGTGAAATCTTGGCGCCGCTTTGGATGAAATGGTTATCTTGGAGTGCGTCAGCTTCCGCATCGCGTCCATTGCGTCTCAGTGCCATGCTGCGCAGGCTTTTACCCAGATGACCGTAATAGGTTCGTCTGAGATTCCAAGGCGCCTCCTGTGGCAGTTTGAACGCAAGCATAGCCTCAGTCCATCCGAGTGCAGCAGTAGGATCGTCTGGGACGGATGCTAGTCCGAGTTCGCCGTATGCCTCTGGCCGAGTTGGATCGGTGGCAAGCGCCTGGAGCAGCATGGATTTTTTCACCGCGGGATCTCCTGCCAGACGTGCGAGTTGAAAGAATGCCTCGTATCGCTCATTTTTCCCAGTGTCTTGTAGTTGCGCGAATTCAAGAGCGGCCCTGATCGCCTCGTCATTCCGATCGAGCGCAATCAGACTTTGGAAGATGTGGAATTTTTGCGAGATCGTCCGGTCTTCCGGCGCGATAGATTGCAAGATTCTTAAGTTGCGCTCGTCCCTGGCTGCTGATCGCTTCTCTGATTCGTGCGTGATCTTGGCCGAGTCGAATCGAATTAGCTTGGCGTCTTCCGAAAATTTCAAACATTCATGGATTGGGTGCTGCCATTCAGCAGTGCCTCGACGCCAGATCCGTTCGCGCCAGTTGATGACGCCGTCCTCCGGGACAACGTATGGCATCAGAACGCCATCAATCTCTTTGCCGTCCAGATCCTTTAGCAGCGAGTGAATCTGCTGGATGGATTCCGCGTCGATCATGTCGTCGGTATCGGCCCACATAACCCACGGCTTTGTTGCCATTTGAGTCACTTGATTTCGAGCTGCGCCGAAGTCATCGACGTGCGGCCAGTCGATCTTGTTCGCGTATCGCTGGACGTTGCAGCCAGCATCCAAGCAAATCTGCTCGGTCTGATCTGGCTCGCGATTGCCTGGAGCAATGACCACGTTTATTTCGCTGGCGAGTGGCGAGAAGTAGGCGAGAAACCTACGGATCACGCTTTCCGAATTGCCTGCAATTATGCAGAGGCTAAGTTCATTTTGCATCTGATAATTCGCAGATGTCAAAAACCCCACCCCGGAAATTTCCAGAGTGGAGTTGATGCCAGAACCAATACCAGGGAGAATCTTATGGCTTAGTGCCGAGGACAAGTCCAAGAGTCAAGCCAGTGGCGACACCGTAGAAGCACTCAAATGCTCCGTAGTGAATGCCCTTGGCTGGGTCGAAGCTGCGACGATAGCCCATCGTGATGCCGTTCGGTGCGCTGACCTGCTCGGCTGCGAGATACATCGAAGTATCTTGCGGAGCCAGATAGCGCATTGCCAAGTTGATCGAGTCAGGGTGAGCAGCGAACGAGACAAGCGAGGTGGAAGCAGTTGGAAGGATGTTGGTTTCGTAAGTGTCGAATCCAACGAGCTTGCCAAGTGAACCGGTGCGAACAGCGGTGTTATCGCCGAGTGCGTAGGCTTGCAATACGTTGGAAGATCCAAGAAGTGCAGCTCCGACCACTGGGTTGAAGAAGCAGCTAATCATGTCGAGAGGGACATTGTTTAGCGAGAGTTGCTTGCGGAATGCGATGATCTGAGCAAGCGTGTAGTTTGCCTCAGAAGTGGTCACCGATGCAGTACCATAGTTGCTGGTGGTGATTACCTTCCAGATGTTTTCCAAGACCTTAGCAGCAAGTGCGCGGCCTGCTTGGGCAGCGATTGCGTCGAAGCGAGCGCCGGACGAGTTGGCAACTTGGATGTCAGTCAGATCCATCGTGACGATGTTGTGCTGATTCAAGCTGACCGTGTTGCTGGTCACTGCGCCGCCGCCAGTTTGATAGTTGGCAGAAGTAGCGTTGAAGGTTGTCGCGGTAAGCGCGGAGATGAACGGAACAACGATTGCGTCGCCTTTATTGCGTGCTTCGCTGCTGATGTTGCGCGAGAATGCGCTGATTGGTGACAATGCAGCATTGAAAGCATTGAGAGCTTCTTGCGCAAAGATGGTGTCGTTAAATGAAATGGATGCCATTGTATTATGTTAGTTAGAGACTGAGAATTTTGGAACGGTTTTTCGTGTAATAATCCGAGCGATCTTCGGGTGATAGCTTGGACATGATTGCAAAGTGATCGACTTGAGCAGTTGCATCGTCTGCGATTTCAGCAATTGGAGTTGGATGACCTGTGGCAGCGAGTAAACGAGATGCCTCAAGCGAGATTTTTTCAGCAGATGCTTCCGACTTTTCAGTAAGTTCGGTGATGCTGGATTCTTGCTCGGCGATTTTTTCCTCGGCTTCTTTCAGAGCTTCAGTCTTTTTGTCGAGTTCAGCTTTTGCTGAAATGAGTTCAGTCACTGCATTTTGCAACTCGGTTTCAACCATCGCAAATTTTGCGGTGGCTTCTGAAATTGATGCTTCAAGCGATTTGATCTCGCTATCTTTTGCTTCAATTTTGGAAGCAAGTTCTGCGTTTGGCAAAAGTTTGTCGAGGATGCTCATACTTGCCTTGGTTGGCATGTCAAATTTTGGACCGATCACCTTGTCGATCAAGCCCATCGCAAATGCCTTGTCAGCATTAAGCCAAGTTTCACTCTTCATCATTTTGCGAATTACTTCTTTTCCCATGCCAGACTTGCCTGCATAGATGTCTGCGATCTCGTCAGAAATTCCATCCAAAAATTCTGACACTTGTAGATGCTCACTGGCGTTGCCTCCTGATCCCATGGATGCATCGTGGATCATCATCTGCCCACCCTTGACCATGTGGATCTCATCGGCTGCCATAGCAATCACCGATGCCATGGAAGCTGCAAGTGAGTTGATGATCGCGGTGACCTTCACACCGCGATCGCGCATGGCAAGGATCGCGTAGTATAACCGGTAACCATCCAGAACAGATCCACCACCTGAGTTGATTTCCATGATGACTTCCTCAAGAGCGCCATCTGCGCTTGCAGTTACGCCGGCGATCTCTGTGCCGATTGCGTTTTGGCCGTAGAGACGGCCCATCTCCTCGATGATCGTGTCGATAGAGAATGGCGTGACAGCTTCGTTGAGCTTCACTTTGCCGACTTTGTTTTCGATTGAAAGGTAGTTCATTGCTTTTGATTGTTCGGGTTGTGCATTGATTTGTTTGAGTCGAGTTTCGGCCCATGATTTGCCGGGATCTCCACCCCATAGCGCCCAGGCGATTCTTCCTGCTGATGGATAACCGTCCTCGCCAGGCGAGAATCCAGATGCCTGCTTATCAACTTCATGCCTAGCGAAGAAACTGACCATTCGGCCAATGGTTTCTTCCGAAAGATTCACTCGATTTGAAATGTCGCGAGCGCGAGCAACTCCGATAGCAGTTCCGCCTCGATTGAATTCTTGGCGCCATTGCAATCCACGAGATGCTTCTGCTGCCATCGCATCAGTTGGCTTGAGATCAACAGCATCAATTGCATCTTCGATCGTTTGGTATTCCTTTACGATCTCAGCCGGGTCGATCACTTCCTCAATTCCCAAAGATGAGTATGCATCACGCGCACTAGCATCATTGTCGATTGCCTCAACAATATCATACCCTTCATCCATCAGCTTCTTGGCCTTGTATTTCTTGAATTGAACCTCGGCGCCTTGTGGGAAATCGCTAAGATGAATCTGTGAATGCGGGACATCATGCGCATTGAGCAGATCGCGGGTCGCCTGCATCTGTGAATCTTGACGCCCACTGACGATGATCACGTCGTGATCCATCGACTCACCCTTGAGATAGTCGATGACTTCTTGAATCGGCGATTCTCCATTGAATAGAGTGCCGTCGATGTCGCAGATGATTGATAGATTAGGCATCGAATACTTCAGTTGGTGCAGTTTCGTTTGGCGTAAGCATGGACATTTCCCTATCCTCGATCACTACGCCGTATTTTTCGGCTGCGGATTGTGCTGCAAGTTTGCGTAGTGCGACTTCCTCGGCGCGTTCCATCAAATGTTCCTCAAGCGATTTACCCATCATGCCGACGATGTCGCGCATGTTGCGTGCGCCGATCTTCCACATCGCTTCCAGCTCCTTGCTGACTCGGCCATCGTCGATCGTGAGCTTGGCTGGATAAGTAAATTCCCACCTCCACCAGTCTTCCGATTGTGGCAGGATGCCTTGCTTCTGAGCTTTGGCGACTGCATAGCCAATCATGCGCGTGGCTGCGTAGTTTAGGATGTCTTGGCGATCTTCGACTGCGCGTTGAGCTTTGCCGATTTCGCTGCGCTCCGCGGTTCCTTGTCCGGTTGGTTTCCAGACTAGTGAATACGGCCAGTTGATGCCGGCGAGAGCAGAGCGGATGATTCGATCATGGAATGATTCCCATACATCACCAGGACGATCCGATTTGATCGTCTCAAGTTTGCCTCCGGAGTTTGATTTGAAATAGCGGATTGCGCCGCCATCCATCGTCTCATAAGTCATGCCCTGCCCGGTCGTGCTGTCGCCGATTAGGATGTTGCTCGGATCATCAGGATCTGGTCCCCCGTGTTCGTTGTATTCGATCAAGCCAATGCTCGAAAGCATCATCTGCGCGAGACGTTCCCAATCGTGAGATTGGAGCATGTCGCGAAGATCGTTGAGAGCATGAGTGAATGCCGGTAGGCCTCGTCCTTGTTCCTGCCACGATGGATCGTAAAGGTGAATGACATTGGCAGCATCGAGATATTCGGCTGCGTTGTTGTCGTCATCGAGGACAATGTATTCCTTTGGCGCTCCGCTCGCATAGTAGACGATACCGTCGATCAAGGTGCCGCCGTGAAATTGAATCGTGTCTTGATAGGCATTCAGTTCTCTCGGTGTGCCGATGCGATGTGATGGAATGTGCTGATAACGCGGATAACCATCTGGCGTTTGAGTCAGCAAAACAAACGCTTCACCATCGCGGTCGATCGCGGTCGAAAGCAAATAGAGCGATGTTTTAAAATCGTGCATTCCGCCGCGAACATCGCCAATGGCGTACCATTGGTTTTTGAGCCAATCGGCAGCGATCTTGCCGAATTCGGTATCCATCCCAGTAAATTTCGGCGCCCATGCTCGACCAACTGCATACATTGCCTTCTGCTCGATGGCGCCACGCGCAGGTCCGAGATTGAGGAATAGTCTGCGCGATGCCGACAGCAAAGTGTGCCGATCATTGTATGGCACCAGCTTGCCAATGTCCTTTAACTCGACTGGTTCCCAAGGACGATCCCTCGACCAACGGTTTGCGGAACGTGCCGCCTGCATCACCGCCGTGTTGCCCCATTGATCAAGAATTGCCATCGCTCAATCGAGGATGTCAAAAGAGGACACGCGACCGAGTGCCTGGAGCAAATCCTTGATTCAGCCAAGCGAGTGCAAGACGTAGTGCGGTCTGCCTCGATGACTCATCAAGTCCGATCACCTTTGCCATAGTCACGCCATTCTTTCCTGCGCTGGTGATGGAATCCATGCCGCCCTTCGTTAATGCACCGCCAGAGATAGCAGCATCGAATGCAGCGCGGATATCTGCCACGCGCGAAGCATCACCATAGGCCCACTGGAATAGGTTGTGCGCAGTGCTATATACGGTTGCCGCCATTCACATGGCGAGAGATGTCAAACATCGAAGCCGGGAATGATCTTGAGCATGAGCGCGGCCACGATCTGCATCGCTTCGACGTCCCATCCATGGTTGTCTCGTCTAACTTTGACCCAGCGATATTCTACCTGCTTGGTCTTGCCATTGACGATCTCACGCTTTGCTTCCGAGTCGATCTGCTTCAGATATTCCTCCGGTGCGTCGTCTGGGATTTCCCATGACTGAGCCTGTCCAGTTCGATGCGCGTGCAGGATGTCTTTGATCCGATCAGATGCCCAGAATGCATAGCGTGCCTTGCGCCCATTGGTGGCAGATGCCTCCGAGAATTTAGAGAATGGTCGATGGATGATGTCACCATTCTGCTTTTTGTACGCGAACGACGCTTGTCCAGATCCGTGCAGCGCGGTCCAGTCATTCGATGCAGTCGCGCAGTATACCTGGTCCGTGTTGTACTGAGCATCCACGAATGTCATTTTTGGTGAAACCTTCATGCGCCGGCGCAGTTCCTCGATCTGGTCGTAGGTTTCCATCCGCCCGAAGAACAGCAAGCGTGATGATCCATCCGATCGCCATGCCCGGCACACAACCCAGAAGTGATCTCGCTGAACGTCGACCGTTATAAAGCGATAGGTTTCATTCTCGACTAGTTGACCCTGTGAGAATTCGGCGAGTCTGTATCCATCGCCGACGAGTGCCTGGCGGTTGTCTGTCAGATCCTCTTCCCAGCTCTCGGCCAATCTTTTCTGAATGAACTGCCGCAGCGGATCTATGTTGCCGACCTTCATTGCGGCCTTCGCTTCCAAGTTAAGAAGCGCAATTTCCCAGAGTGGTTTGCGCCAGTTGCAGAGGACATTGTAGTGAAAGCCAACATGCCCGGGAAGACCACTCGATGTCTGAACGTATGAAGCTGACTCTGCCAATGCTCGACGCTGTTGCGTATTGTCGGCGCATGTCCAGTCGCAGTCTGGGTTGTCGCATTTAAGTTTGGCGGTTTGCGCTCGATTGAGAAGCGATATTTCCTCGTCGTCATCGATCGCCACGTTGCACCATTTCCAAGGCTGGATTGTCGCGCAGGCTGGACATTGAAAAGAGAATTCTCGCTGGTCGGTTTGCTGCCATGCCTTGTCGAGATCGTCGCCCTTTGTGCCGGCCTGCGAGAGGATGAAGAATTGGCGGTTCCAGCGATCATGTAATCGACCGCGAGATTCGTTGAGCATGCCTGGCTTATACTGCCACGCCTCGTCGTTGAACACGCGACGCATCGACTTGCTCTGAAGTCCTGAGAGATTTGCGCCTGTAAGGAACAGCGACATGTGCGGAAATAGGATCTGCATCTTGCGCTTCTTGTGACGATCCTCCGGTAGCAGTGCTGCGGTTTCCGGCGTATTACGAATCGCGTAATCCATCCGAGTCTCTGCCCAGTCGCGCAGATCGTCATCGGTTTGGCCGACGAGCAAGGTTGGTCCGGGATCTTCCGAGATGATGTATTGCAGTGCAGCCTCGATGAAAGTTGTCTTGCCAGTTCCGATCGGCGCGAGGAAAACGATTTCTTTGGCGTCAGACTCGGCCAAGATGTCGAGCGGCTCGCGCTGCCACGGAGCATTCTCAATCTGGAATTTTGGCGTCAGTCCATCTTGGATTGCGATGCGTCCCGATGACCAGGCTGATGGCGATAGGAAAATTCTTGGTTTTGTGCCTTGGCAAAATTTGTCGATCGGATCATATATTTTTAATTCAAGCACTTAATTTTAATTTGAATTGAGGTTCAGTTATTTTATCTGATTTTTGCAAATTTTCTTTTGCTATTAATGGTCGCATATTTGTCCAATGCCAACATTGAGAAATTTGTTTTTCATCATTATGATCAAATGCAGCGCATGGGATAATGTGATCTATGTGCCAAACGATACCATAATTGTCCCATGTCATTTTTTTTGAAAATTTTAATTCCATTTGATTTTTAAAAAAATCAATGTCGCAACCTAAATATTTTAATACAGATCTATCTTTTATATATCCTTGCCTATTGCAAATTGAAGAGAGACCACGGCCAAGGTTTTTTCGCAGTTTGAATGATGGGTTCCTTAATCTTATTTTTTGTCGATCATTAATTTTTTTCCGTACTTCTGGAAGTCTTGCTTTTTCTCTCATTTTTTTTCTTATTTCTTGAGTATTCTTTTTGTACCACCTCAAATAATATTCTCTTCTTTGTTCCTTGGTTAAGTTTTTTTGCCATTTTGCTTTTCGTTTTTTTACTCTATCTTGATATTTCTCTCTATATTTTTTACACTCTGTTAATTTTTTTTGCCTATATTCCAAATCATTCTTGTATTTTATTTTTTTTCTTATTGAATTTTTTTTATACTTCCAAAGTATGCCCCAATCTGGGAAAGCAGAAACTGATGCATGCTTGCGTATTTCTTGACTCATCCAATAAC